CTTAAACAACCTACGTTCTTCGTAACTGGTATTACAGTTATACTATTAGAATCGTTTATATTCTGTAATTTAAATATTGAGTTTTCACAAAATATAAATAACTCATTACGAAAACTCTTTATACCTGCTATCTGATCTTCTATAACAATACTGCCTGAACCAGTACTTGTAAAGTCTGTCGGATCTAAAGTTCCGCTATAATAAACAGTATTTAAATTGTCTTCTACTCCTGCAGCTATTAAATGCTTGTCGTGTACTGTTACGTATTTAACACCTTTAGTACTGTTTACAGTAATTTCTCCTGAATAGTAGGTTCTAGTACTTAAATTACCTGTACCTTCCATTCTAAAATAATAAGGCTCATTTACTCCGTCTGCTATTATAAGCAACCCATAATCATACGTTGCACCATCAAACATAGAAAAACTAATTTGTCCTTGCGATGTTCTAGCTAAAGCACTTCTACCTGTAAAGGTTGAATAGTTGTCGCCACTACCAGATACTGAACTTCTGTTTATCTGTAGCCATGTAATTCCATCAAGACTAAAATAAATGTTTGTTCCTACACAAACTACAACACCATCTCCATAAGGTGTGACACCTAATAATGTATCACTGCTTCCTGATGGCTGTACTGCATTTGTTGTACCAAGTTTAGTAAAACCATTTATACGTCTATACCCACCTTCTGTAGAAACTTCAAAGTTTCTTAGTTCTGTGGCTGCTCCCGGAGTTCTTAATAAATCAATTGCGTTTGATGATTTATATAAACCTCCAATGCAAGGAACTGTATATGGCTGACTTGCTGGCATTATTAAACTACTCTAACTCTATCGTCTGTTATATATTTTGGTGCAGGACTTAACATATTAGATTTCATTTGTCTCAGTCCTTTTTTATAATCATCCAGTGCAAAAGCTGCAGCCTGCATATTTTCTTTAAACTGATGCATGTAGTACCTTGCTCTTGCAATCAACACAGGAACATATACATCAGGAAACACAACCTCATCTCCGTGTGCGCTTAATGCTGTTGGTAAACTATAAGCAAAAAACCAAACTCTATAGACTTCTTTAGGAATTGGACTTACTCCAAACTTCCTTCCGTCTGGGCTTCTGAAAACCACATTAGGTTCTCCCCAAGTCTGAGAGTCTGCATCGTCTACGTTTTCAGCCTCCCTTCTAAAATCTTTCCAATCTTCAAGCGTAGCAAACTTTAAATTCTTACTTGTGTAAGGTGCAGAAGCTCCGCTTACTCCTATTGTTGTTAAATAAAAATCGTTCCAGTCTACTGCACCATAGTCTGTTGTCAACGAACTAGAAGATTCTTTTAATTCGTACCACCTTGTTCCTGCAACGGTTTCAACATATGTATTACCGTAAAAAGGATCTGTTGATCCACTTTCGTTTGCAGCTAAGAAAGACCAGCGTGGTTCTGAAGTTACAATATCGTTATAGGCTCTATTAATACAATCCTTTGCGTGTTGTTGAATACCTATTGCACTTGCAAAGTTACTAGAGGTTAATACGATTTCATTTACTTCTCTAAGCAGTTCATTTGTACTTTGTAAATATGTAGTTGCCATTAGCCTTTCTGTCTATTAAAATTCTTTTGGGGTTTTCCAAAGATGTTATCCCAATTCTTATTGTATGTTTTTCTTTCTTGAGCAGACATCCTACTGCTTGCGCTTATTAGCTTCCTGTTTCCTTTTTTCTTATTTTTGAAAATTACAGGTCTTTGTTCGTTTCCTATCTCTGCCATGCTTTCCTCTTTCTAAGTATGGGGAAGGAGAACATAAAATTTCCTTCCCACACACCGTTTTTGTTTTCTTTACTTAAACGATTAGTCGATTAAGTAGAAAGCAGCTACAAGAGCTTCGCTACGAAGTACATCAGCGCCATAGACGTGAAGACCTCTAACGATGTCACCAAAACTGTCTGGATCACGGATCACTTCAGTTTGTGTGATAGCTTGTGCAGTAGCCGTAGAACTAATATGCCCAGCAATAACTTTACCAGTAGCGTTAGACGTACTAGCAATATTATTAGATTTGTACATATCAAAACCACGTAGCTTTCCACTAGATACTAAACCATTTCTAAGAGAACCTTGACCTGCGTTGTAGTCAACTGACATGAGCTTTGAACTAGATCCTGACAACTCTTCGTAAAACGAAGGAGGAGCCACAAACCATCTTCCTTCTTCAGGAATATTTTGGTCATCTAGTAGTCTTGCCATTCTAGCCATAAGATCTAAAGGATCTACACCAGTTCCATCTGAACCAAGCATATCGACTGAGTTCGTTGCATGAGTCATAGTAGAATCAGCAGTAGAACTGTCAGAACCGATAATATGGTCAGGTGAGCTTGATGAAGCACCTGCGAACATTTCAGCTATTACACCTTCATCAAAAGCATCTTTTAGAGCGTAAGCTGCAGAAGAGGATGCGACCTCTTTCCAGTTTACGTGAGACATAGATTTCTCAATGTCATCTACTTTGAATTTGAAAGCGTTTGCTACATCAACAGTTAGGGTTTCTTCAATGTCAGTAAGTTTGGACTGCGTAACGTCAGCTCCCCTCTCATACTGATAAACAGTAATCGTAGGTTCTTTGACGATTCGGACAGTATCACCAAATGCAGAAATATCACCAGAATAATCTGTGTTTGTGATAGCTTCAGCTACAGAGGCTTTTCTAAAAAAGTTAAGTACCTTCTTGGAATAAACCTTAGGCATGAAGAATGCATTAGTTTGTCCAGTTACGGAGTTACCAAAGTTACCATTAGTATCAGTCGATTGCTCGAATAAAGCATCGGATTGATTATAAGCCATTTTAAGTCACCTTTAAATGTTAATAGTTACTTTTTAATCGCGAACTCTACCTTCTTCTAAAGCTCGATCTATCTCGGATTCGAGACGATCAAACTCATCCATAGGGAGTGCTGCGATCTCCTCTTGAGTCCAAATTTTAGGTTCTGCTGTAGCATCTATCGTTGTAGTCTTGGTAGATACCATATCCGCAGCCCTTGAGCTTGAACTTCTGTTAGACTTATTAGAAGTCTGTTTCTTCTCATTAGAAGCCAATCCTGTGTCTTGTTTAAATAAGTCAATTGCTCGACTTGCTAAACGAACATTATTAGGATTGTTATAAACCCATGCTTGAATATCTTCTGGTTGAGATTCAGCCCACTGGTGAAAATCATCACTTTCTCGAATGTCTGCAAAATCAGGATGATTACTAAGTAACTCCGATTCCGCTTCTTTTCTCAAAGATGCTGATTCTCTTTCTTGTAAAGACGCAATCTTAGAATTTAATTCAGAGACTTTGGCTTCACTTGATAAGTGTGAAACAGTTTCAACCACATCATAAACATCAGGATATTGTGCTTTAAATTGTTCAAGTTCTTCAACAGTTTTAGGAGCTTTATACTCAGGTCTTGAAGCGGTTGCTTCATTTATAAGTTCTTGCTCTCTGCTTCTAAACTCGTTAAGCTTACTATCGTAATGCTTTTTCAAGTCATCATACCTTTTTTTATAGTTAGGCTTTTTATAAGGTGTTGCCTTCTGTTCTGGTTCTGGTTGTTCACTTTCTTCGTCTTCTTTAATTACTTGACGATTTGGATCAACAAACAAACTTTCAGCAGTCTGGCTAGTCTTAGGCATAACATCATCCGTGTGCCAAGATTTTCTTTGGTTATACGGATTAGGTACTGGTTCGTTTTGTGCTTCTTCATTGGAAGCTACATTTTCATTATCAGTCATTTTTTACTCTCCTTCCTTTGTGCTTAGTCTACCAAGGTGGCTTATTCCAAGAACGTCTTCTTTATAAGTGCTTGCCTAAATAAGGTGGCATCAAAAGGTATTTTACTTTTTTAAAGTTATGTAGAGGGCTATCTGACTAGGATAGGTGGCTCTACGGTCTACGAGCAAGGAGGGTGTTGCGAGGATTAAGCATCATCATATTTTTTTGGTTTTCTCTGTCTTGTAACTGATCACCGATTAATCGTTGTCCAGCTACTTTAGCCTGAGAAGCCATTTCAATATTAGTATCTTCTTCTTCCTCTTCTTGTATATAACCACCTTCTTGTCTCATTTGTCTTACATCTGCATCTTGTTCAGCTTGTTCCATCATGCCTTGCAGCTTGTCTGGACCAATCTCTTCGGTTGCTTTTGATGTAAGAACAAATTCTCCATCCGATAACCTTGCGGGTATCGAGTCGGATACTCCAGATCCCGGTCCTTCAACAGGACCAGCACCTGAAAATTCGGATGCTGTATCTACTACTTGGTCGAAGATCATACTTAGTCGATCATCTTGTTCAAGTGCAGTCAGCAAATATTCTTCGTCTTCGGGAGTCAAGGACTCACCAATTATAAAATCTGTGTAATCATCTTCCATTTGTTCGTCTGGAACCATCATAAGATCACCCATCTGATCTTTTACTTTATCTTCTTCATACTGTTCTATACCTTCTTCG